AGTCGCTCGCCCGCCATATGTCAATTCGGGATTCGTCACAATGAAGTCAAGCGTAGTTAAATCTCGGCTCGCAAGCGCCTTGCTTCCCGCGCCGTTTGGCAGTTTCGGGCGTCCCTGTTCGGCGCGAATCTCATCTATGAGCTTCCAGCCCCCGCGGACGCTCTTCTGGTTGACGTCCGCCATCGTTGCGGCATCTGCCCGCAATATAGAATCCATATTAAAGCGGAAATTATATCCACGACGGCGCTGGTCGGCAGTCAGCAACTTTTTATTCATTTCCTGCTCATATGCCGTCACAATTGGTAGCATCGTCAAGCTTAGAAACTCTAACATCTGCTGTTCCATCGTGGAAAAAGATGTATCGGTATAGTCCCCGAGCAAATGTGGTGGCAAATTATAGACCATCGCCACCTTGCCGCGCGTTATTTTCTCGACCTCGAAGAGCTTGGAATCTATCGGCGACAGATTCACAGTCTTGCTTGTCACGCCGCTCTCAAGCAGGATAATTCCGCCCCCGGTGCTACCGTAAGTGTCCTGCAAATCCCTTATCATCAGAGTTTTTTGATCCTCGGATAGATTTGCCGGTGCTTCAAGAATAATCGAAGCATTGACTCCTTTTTCAAGCTGCTTGACGCTGAATTCCTTGATTGCGCCGGAGTATGAAAGCGTATCGAACAGCACGGAAACCGGGTTTATTCCGACAAAACCATTGGTTGATATGAAAGGGACGTGTAAAATATAGCCGTTATGTATATAATACGGCTCTTTTGCTTCCGGACGTATCCGATACCAAAGTTCCCGGGTTTCCTCGTCCATCAGCGGGTCAACTCTCGACGGGTCAAGAACATCCAGCCTCTCAACCTCAAGCTGTTCGTTGACGGTCTTTAGGACATATGAATTGCCATAAGTTCCTCGACAAGCCTCCATGGTCTTGAATAGCTGGCACGACGTCATGTTCGGGTTCGGAGAAGAGTTGACAATGTCATTGAGCGCCATTTTCTGCGGCGAGGTGCCCTTATAAAGCTGCACAGGCATGGCGGAGAGCGCATTTGAAATGCGCGACACCGCTGAAAATATCAGCTCGCTGTTTTGAAGAGTATAGTCCCCGCGAAGCCAGCTTGGCAGTATATGCCTTATGCGCGCGCCGAGATTGCGAACAGCGCCGCGCGGCGCAGATTTGCGCCGGAACCTATCAAAGAAACCCAACTTATCACCTCAATGCTTGTTTTATTCCCGGGCATAACGAACCCCCTGCAAATAAATACAGGGGGTTGACGCTATGGAATTGGTTGCTATTTCCCGATTAGTCCGGCCAGAGCCGGGAAGATATTCTCATAATATCGGAAACTCTGAACCTCTTTGCTGTGACCTCGCGCCTTATCGTTGAACCATGCGCCGTATTCATCAGTTTTCAGGCCGTGGCGGTTCGTGAGTATACCGACCATGTTCGGGGTTATGTCGAGCTGTGCAGCGATTTCGGATGCGGAATATGTTTTCGCCTTGAGCTTCGGAAGCGGCAGGAGATATTCGCCGACGAGCTCTTTCGTGGCGTGAGCGTGAAGAACCTGCTTATATGTGCCGTCATACTGGTTCGCGAGGCGTTCCAGAATCTGAGCTTTCCGAATCCGGGCGTTTTCGGCTCTCGTGTTCGCCATCATCTTCTGATATTCAGTCATGCCGACGAGCCGGGCTTTGCCAGAACGCAGGGCTTTTAATATATTTCGCACCCATGCGCGGAACTCCTTGGCCTTTTCGGTTTTGGATAGGAACGCCACTTCATATATGCCATCTTCGGTGAAAATGCGGCGAGTTCGCTCGACGTTTCGTCCGCCCTCAACTACGGACAGATTGTCGGTAGTTGAAAATTCGGGTTTCGCGAGATATTTATTCCGCCTAACTACTTTATCAATGCCGTCCCGGTCTCCATATCCCAGAGCCGCCGCCAACTGCTCAGAGGTCATATAAACCTCATTGTCCCTACCGTATATATCGCATTGGATTTCTCCGAAGTTTGCCGATTTAATAAGTTGCAATTCACTCATGCCTTATTTCCTTTCTTAGCTCTCGCCCTCTCCGCCCGCTGGCCTTTCAGAAAGCCGAATTTGAAAGCGTCGCATATAAACGTGAACTTGTCGCCGTTGCCGCGCCCTATAATGGCGAGTACGTCGGCGAACTTCAGGCTGTATCGTCCGGCGTCCACGTTGTCGATTTGCTCAAGCATTTTTTCGGTCATTATAAAATACCTCCATCAAAATCAGTGTTGATAGAAGTCTCCCAGTGTGATATGATAGATTTATCAGACGGGAAACCTCTGGTGCGATAACGGTTTCGTTCACTTTGCAAGGGGGGGCGATTCCGTTATTTGCTTTTGTCCAACTTTTCTTTTACGAGTAGCACGCCCTTGTTCACGACATCAGTTCGAGAAGTTTCCAGCTCTTTCGCGCAGTAGTCGAGCAAATTAAGCTCCTTTTCGCTCATTCGGAGCTGCAAACTTTTGTCGCGCTTGCCCTCGCCTTTAATTGGACGGCCTGTTCTGGGGCTCATTCCGTCACCTCACTTTTGCCATTGCATTAATGATAATATATGCCACTGCAAAAGTCAAGAGGCTTTTTATTGTGATTTTTCGATTGATGTGATATTCTTTCTGTAATTAAAATTGAGGAGTGATTTATATGAAAAAGATACTGTGCTCGCTATTGTCTCTCGCGCTATGCCTGTCGCTCGCCGCCTGTGGAAACAACGCCCCGACAAAGGCCGATTTTAAATCGGTTTATGATTCTAGTGCAGAGAAATTAATATCAGTAGGCGATGCCCGCGCGGACATTGAGGCAATATACGGTGAACCCGAAAACTCATATTCCGGGCTTGACATTTACAAAGAGGATAAATCCATAGCTTTGGCATACGACGCCAACGGCAATATTAAAGAGATTGCAGTCCCCACAAACAATTCGGATAATTATGTGTTCGAAGATATGTCCTACGAAATGTCCGAATCCGACGTCTCTTCAACTTTTGAGAAAGTCGTCGTTAGCTCTGAATATACTAACTATTACATGTATTACGACGCGAGCGGCAAACAGACTCCAAAAGAGAACGCTCAATATTTCAAGCGAATTTCATTCAATGCCTCTGGCGAGGTAATAACAATTGCCGTAGGAGCCACATCCGCCGCCCCCTAACCGGGGCGGTTTTTATTGCCCAAGCCGAATGACGGTAGATAATTTTTTGTCCGGCGGTATTGTTGCCGGGATACTGCGCAAAAGCTCTGTGTGCGCGTCTAGAAGCGCCGCAAAGCCGTCTATTTTTCGATATTTGCTCTGCCTTGTCGGCAAATATGTCGCGTTGACGCTTCGCTTTGTGAGCTTTACGTTTTTCAGGTACCAGCTAAACAGCCGATTGTTGTTATGAATAATCTTTCTGTCTAAAAAGCGTTCTTTCAGATTGTCGAGCGGCCCGGTGAGTGTCATTTCACCTTGGCGGACGACATTGAGGGAAAAGCCCTTTTCTGTCATCATGCGGATTAGGTCTAACGCCTTTGCGGGGTCGTACCCGACGCTCTGAATTCTGTATTTTCCGCTCATTTCAACAAACCATTCGAATACTAGCTCTGGCTTTATATAATCGCCCGGGACAACAGTCAAAAGCTCCCGACGGCGCAGCTCCGCCCAATCAAGCTTTTCCCTGTTTTCTTTCGTTTTCTTTTCCGGCACCCACGAATGAGATAAAACAAAATACTGATTATCTGGCAAGTCGAACTCTAAGCAGGCAGAAGTGAAGTCCTCCGAAGTGGACATATCAAACCCGCCGAAACAGCGCCGCCCCTCGATCTCAGACAAATCAATAACCTTGTTGTTCTCAAGAATCGTTTTATCGTCAAGAAAAGAAAGCTCGTCAACCGATGTAAACACGTTTAATTGTTTGTTTATCCAGTCAGAGCGTTCCGCAGGCACCATTTTGCAGCGTTCCCAGTCTGCGATTAAATCGTCCTGCTTTATCAGAACTCCCAACGACGGGTTCGCTTTCCCCCAACACGAGATGTCGTCAGGCTCGTCGTTTTCGTCTATCTCGTCGATGTAGACAAACATCCTGTCTGACACGATAGGCGACACCGCGCCGGTATTGGCAAGAATTTGACCTCCGAGAACATATAAGTCCATAAGAGGCCCATCAATCACGTTGCCGAACGTCGAAATATAAATAATAAGCGGCTGCCGCCGTTTGATTATCTTCTTTTTTAGCCGGGACATAAAAGTATAATCCCGATAATCCTGCACCTCGTCAAAAATAGCGAGATGCACGTTTTTGCCATCGAGCGTCGTCGGGTCCGAGGCCAGTGCCTGAATTTTGCTGTTGGTCGCGTCAAAATATATCCCGTCGCGCGTTGTGCGAAAATGCTTTTTTAAATGCGGGCTCGCTTCAATTTGAGACTTGCATTCGTCAAATATGATTTTTGCCTGCTCTTTCGCATTGGCGACGCAATAAACCTCGGCCCCGCGCTCACCGTCCTTTGATGCGCTGTATGTCGCATTGCCGGTTATTAGTGTAGACTTTCCGTTCCCTGAGCCGACAAGAACCAATCCTTCACGGAACCGGCGCAACCCGGTTTTCTTGTCCACCCATCCGAAAAGATTTCCCTCAATGTAGTGCTGCCAAGGCAGCAGTTCCATTCTGTCATAGTCGCCCTTTGTCGGAACACAGAATTTTTCCATGTAATCAATCGGGCGATATGCCCGCTCGATATCGAACGCCCAGCGAGAATCGGGCTTCTGCGATTCTTCGAGCTCTCGCAAAAATCTCTGGCAAGACTGAATCCGCTTGACACCCGACACGATTTTACCGCTAACAACATCTTCGGCAAATTTATAGCACTTGCTGGATGTTATCAAATTAGAAGCTTTCAAACTCGTCCCCGCCTTTCGGCTTAGGCTCCTCCTTTGGCAAGAGGTCGGTGAGCTGCTTGGTTATTTTTTGGTAGCTTGTATTCATGGAATTGTACACTCGCGCCGTCGGCCTCTCGCGCTGGTAAGGCTCTTGGTCGCCCTGAGAAAACCATTCAGTCACGCCGTAGACATTGATATCTTCCTCAAGGTCTTCAAGCGTAACGCGCATGAAAGCCGCTCGCTGAATTAACCCCTCGATCGTCTTTTGGCGGCGTTCCTCAATGCAAGCGTATATTTTCCTGAGGCGTAACACCTCTTTTTTTATCGACTTTTCTTTTTTGGCTTTATCTTCGACGGCCATTTGTTCACCTCTTTTTTTAGGGGGTACCCCTGTATAAATAAAACGCGCTGTAAAGGGCTAGGCACAATTCGGTGCTTCTGGGGGCTTTTTTAACTTTCGAGGTAGGGGGGGATACCCTCATTTCATCCTGATAACCCGCACACCTTGTGGAACTTGAACCATTCTGCGTTCGCTTTGCCTTGCCCCCTGCCTGTAATCATGAACAGCTTCGTGACATTCGCGGCACAAACTCATGAGGTTGCCATCTGCCAGCCCCAATGCCGGAAACTCGTTCAACGGTTTTATGTGATGGACGGTATTGGCGGCCACCACCTTCCCGGATTCCAAGCACCTTCGGCAGAGCTGTCCGTCGCGTCGCTTGATATACTCGCGCTTCTTGCGCCACGCTTTGCTGTCGTAGAATACATTGTGTGCCATTCACATCGCCTCCACACGCGGCATAACAAAACCGCTCTGATATGAGCGGCCAAATGACGGAATTACCTCTCAAAGCATGGAGCCGGGATTAACCGGCACCACACCTGAGAGAAAGAGAAAAAGGAGAAAAGAAAGGGGAAAACAACCTATGCAGCGGAACGAACGCCGTGTAGGCTAGGCTTTGCCGCATGGCACCGCCTGCGTGCTTTGCCTAGTCTACACTATAGCACAGGTGGAATATGGCTTACTATGGCCATTAATGATTTTTGGTGCATTCTCATAATCCAGCGCCAACTTTTCCCCATCTTCACCGCAACCTCTTCCCATGTCATAAAGCAGAGATAGTATAGTGTCAGCAGTTCCTTGTATCGCTCGTCCTCCACAGCCTCGATTGCATTTGATATCTCTTGGTACGCCTCCGCGTATTTCGCCACATCATTGGCCAGCTTTCCCGCAACGGAATCAATCCTAATTATGGCGTCCTCTAATTTACTACGGCTGGAAGTCCCACTGACGCGCAGTGCCTCACAGGAGCCTGTAGTTCTTCCGGCCATAGATTGCAACTCG